TATGTACCAAGTGTTACTGCTCTGTCAGCTTCAGCTTCCCAGATTTCTTGAATCTTTTTGGGCTCAATACCATACCACTTAGATCTTTTATTTTTACTTACTTTTTCTGCAATCTTTTTTGCATCAAAAGGTTTTTTAAAATGAGAAACAAGTGTAGTTACACTTATCCAATCAATAGCTTCACCGTCTAGGCTTTTATAACTATGATCATTTGCATTAAATATTATCATACAAAAATTGGTCTAATTGTTAATATTCCTACTACAAAACCTGTACTAAAGGCTGTAGCAATCCATACTCTTTGTTTAAAGCTCTTCACTTCTATAGTAAAATGATTTAATGGTAAACATAAGAAAGGGTTAACAAAAGCCATTAATACCATACCTATCCAGTTATGATCCATTAAATATCTAAAACCTGCTATGCTATTTGCTTCTAAAACTATTGCTGATAAAAAAACAATCAGCAATTTCCACCATTCTATTTTCATAACTTTTCTAAATAACTGTGGTCTTTTGCATTAAAATATATACTCATTTTCCTAATTGTTCTAGTGCTAAAACAGCTATTTCAAAGTTTTCTTTGTCTTCTGATTTAAGCATGTTTATAATATTATTTTTTTCTTCTGTTGATATTTTACCAGTATCTCTTAAAAATTCTGTATAATCAATACTATTACGCACAGCAAAACTATGTGAAATCATATCCATACCTCTAGCACCAGTATATATGTGAATTGTTCTTTCGGGTACACCAGTAATATTAGAAAATATACTCATAACCTTCATTTTTTAAAATTACAACTGCTAGTTCTTTTGATGCTTCATCATTAGACTCTAACATGTTTTTGATATTATCAGTTTCTTCTTTTGTAAACTTACCTTCAATCACAAGTAATCTAAGAAATATTAAAATACTATTTCTTTCTATTTGTCTAAGGTATTCTGCTGTAATTTTTACAATACCTTTTTCATCACTAAATGTTATATTAGCTTCAACAGGACCATCAATTGGTTTCCATATACCAGCACCACTCTTGTTGCTAGTAATGATAGATGATATATCTGAATTTGTAACTAAGGATGGTTGATTTATACCACCCATTGCATACTTACCAGTATCATTTAAGTGCGTCAAGTTTGTCTTCATCTTCTTCAGTTATTACACTATTCCATTTTCCTTCAGGGCATTCTGTTGATAGAGCTCTTGTTTTAAATTTAAATGCACAACCACAAATTTTACAACAAGGTTGAGAACCAGTTAATGCACAACTATCTCCTACATCATCTTTGTTCTCACAAGCATTACATATTGCTAATCTTTCTGCAGCAATTTCTTCAACATACTCATCTCTAATGATTGAGTTTGTTATACCTTCCATGATTTGTTTTCTATTCTTCCAAATCTCCTTTAAGCTTGGTTTCATTTTTAGTTTGTTTAAAGTTGGTTTTTCTTTCTTGTTCTTTTAAGATTAATTCATGCAGGTTCTTCATTGCCTCAAGTTTTACTTCTAGTTGCTTTTTATAATGATAAGCAGAAAATGTTGAAGTGTCATGATCTATTAATCTTTTTTCTATGGTTTCTATACCTTTCTCAATTGTATATGGTTTAGCTACAAATTGTCCTAAACCATCTACATTGATTCTGGGATGTGCTAGACCGCTTAATTTTTTTCTTAATGTTTTGTATGCATACTCCACTAAGTCTTCAACTAAGCTTTCATTTACATCCAATTCTTCTGAAATTGGTTTATACAGGTTGACTGCTTTCTTGGGATTCATAACCTAATAATTTATAATCAAGTAAAATTGTACCTGTTGTTTGTATTTTTAATGCTGGATTCAACATTACTTGTTTTTTATTATTTGGATCTTTTACTACTAATCCATTTTTCTCAGCTTTGTTTACACAGTTTCTTACAGTTTGTGGAGACTTAAATATCCAGTCTTCTTCTGAAGATGCATCATAACAAAAATGAGTAAGCTCTATTGGTTGATTAAAACTCAATAGTGTCAAACAGTTTAGATCAGATTCACTCATTACTATACGGTTAATATAGCAATGAGTTAATATCTGAAATTTAACCACATCCCATTTAGGCATCTTAACCCTTTTCTGAACTTGGTTAACTGTTGCCATTGTTATGATCTTTTAAGTTTTCTTTCTGCTGTAGGAGCAGCTGCTGATTTGTGTTCTTCTTCTAGTTCTTCTTCATCATCATGATCAGCTGTATCTTGCTCTTGTTGTGCTGCCATAATGTTAGCCCACTGAATTTGAATAGTTGCTCTCTTGAATCTAGCCTCCTCAATTTCAGTCAAGAACTTTTCATACTTTGCTTGTGATTCTAAATACGGTAATGACTCATCATAGAATTGTTTCATTTCTTCTTTTCTTGCTTTCAATTCTTCCTGAGTTAATTCTCTTTCTTCAGTTACATTTTCCATCTTTTTATATTTTAAAAGTTTAAACAAAAATACTAATAAAGTTTAAATTTTAAATATTTAAAATGAAAAATCCAGATGTGTGATACACCTGGATTATTGTAATGTGGGTTACGGTAATGAGGATTACCTATTTTTTAATGTAAAATTTAAAACTGTAAGGCAGTAAAAATCTCTACTAATATCTACTTCAATACCAAATATATCAAGACTTGATATTCTAAACTTCAGGATTAGCTTGTCCCATTGTTTGTTTTTTGCATTCCAATTATTTCTAAACTTCATGATCCTATTTCAAAGTGCATCCAGTCAAAATTCTTTTCTTTACCTAAAGAAATAAATCCATGTTTATAAAATATATCAATCATAGGTTTATATTCTGGTCTAGCAAATCTTGCTGTTCTGCTTGTTTCTTTTAATGTATTTCTTGCAGGATCTAAATCTATTGCAATTCCCCAAGAATGTTTAGACCAATCATTTCCTCCGCGCATTTTTCTAAAATTAAAACACCCGCCTGTTAAGTCAATACCTAATTCTTGAATTTTTGCTAGTCCATAATGAGCTAATAAGTCATTAAATACTGCAAGAAATTTATCTGCTACTAATTTGTGACAACTCATTCTTGTCACTTTACTATTAACATCCCATGCTAAACGCATTGGGTATGGTAATTTAATTGATACTAAATATCCTTCACCAGTTACATTTGGTTTACCATATTTAGCAATTGTTTGTCTTGTAGTCAACATAAATTTATTTTTTATCTTCTACTGTTAATTGTGACATTGCTGCAATTAAACCACCTCCAAAAGCTGCATAACTACCAGCAGTAACAATAACAGCCGGTAATGCAATTGGAGCAGTAGCAACAAATGTTCCTATAGCAGTTAATGCTAAACCTAGTCTTTGTACTTTCTTCCAAAACTTAGGTGTTGGAGATTTCCATCTTTGTTTAATTGTTAATTCTTTCATATTATCTGTTTGTTACAAATTGTTTTACTGCATCAGAAAGTTCACCAACTTGCTTGGCAAGATTTTTTATTTCAAGCTGAGTCAATTCTTGAATAGCTTGATACTTTAACTGATTTTCTTGTTGTACTAACTCAATTTTTCCTTTGAGTTTACCAAGTTCTTCAGAAGATTTTGTTTGATTCTGCATCAACAGTTCAATGTCTTTTCTGGTATCATTATAAGCAGTTCTTAAAAAGAATCCAAAAATGGTCAGGATTGCACCTGCTACAAATAAAGTAATTGTTAATATATATTCCATAAAATAAAAAATTAAAAAGTATGTATATGATAATATACAAAAAATTGCCCAATTACACGCTTTAATACTTGTTAAATACATTACTTAATGCAATATTATCACTAATCCCTAAATTTAAATTAAGTATTAATACCCCATCATTTGATGATGGTACTCCTACTCCAAATCCATAAGGTGTCATTAACCCACCTTGAAAACTACTAGACTGTCCACCTGGTACAATACTATTAGGAATTTCAATAATTTCTAAAGTATCTAAGAACCAGTTGATCTTTAGTATTTGAGATATACCTGTTGTACCATTTTTAGCATCATCAGGAACACAATATATGTAACCATCAGAACCTAAAAATCCACCAGCCCATTTACCTGTAGATGTAGATAAATTTCCAAATTCATATGATGTATCACTTAAAGGGTCAATAACTAATACTTCAGAACCATTGAACGGAACACAATATATTTTTCCATTAGGTGCAAGAACACCCCCAGAATATCTTGAGTTTGATGCACTAGATGCAGCTGAAACAACTGTTTTAATAGTTTTGTTATCAGGATCTATTACACCAAATAAATCTGCTGAGTAAGGAATACAATAAATTTTACCATTAGGAGCTAATACACCACCATTAAAAAGAGTTGTTCCTACGTTACCAAAAGTTACCATTTGTTTAGTAATAGGATCAAACTCCATAACATTACCTGATGTGGTTGTGTAAGGTATAAAATACACTTTACCATTATCTGCTAAAACAGCTCCATTATATGTACCTCCAACATGCGCGTACTCCACTGTAGTTTTTTTAATAGGATCTATCTCTAGCACCCAAGTTGCAATTCTAGGTGCACAATAAATTTTTCCATCTGGTGCTAAAACACCACCAGCCCATTTAGATGAAGTAGCTGGTGAGTTTAATGTTCCAAAAGAGCTTGTAGTTTTAGCTAATAAATCAACTTCTAATACTTGTGTAGCATTATAAGGAATACAATACAATCTTCCGTTAGGTCCTAATACACCACCCCAGTATGCTAATGCTACTGTACCTACTACAATTTCATCAAAGAATATGGAAGAAGGTTTAATACCACCATCTCTAGGAATGTGATAAGTCATCTCATTATTAGCTATAGCTGATTTTACAAGAGATAGAGTAGGGTTTGATGTTCCCCATTCAAACCCAATTCTATTACTTGTACCAGTAGAACTAAATATTGGTGTATTTGTAGTATTATTCATAATTACATGTTTCCTCCAAATGCTACTATATCTACTTGTGATGCTGCTGCAAACACTGACACACAACATCTTATTGAACTACCTGAAGGAATAAATAATCCACCAGGAAAATATACTGCTGCTTTTGCACCTACAGCTGATGTTGATCTTGTTGCTGATGCTACTGCAACTTCTTCAATAAGTCTAGTATTAGTACCATCATGAAGAAAAAATCTTGCTACTAATGCTGTAGAAGCAGCTGCGGTAGCTTGAGAGTTTGTAATAGAAATTCTATCAACTCTAGTACCATTAGCACCTGCCGTAACTAATGCAAAAATATCAGTACCTAAAGTACCTGAACCATCTGATGCAGTGTTTGCTGCAGTTGGTCTTACAGCTCCTATGTTTGCTGTTGCTACAAATTGTGGTGTAGTTGCCATATCTTTTTTTATTATTTAAAATTATTATACAAATATAAGTAATCTGCGCTACCTGCAGGACCTGTTCCACCACCTGAATATTGTGGTATATTTAAAGTGTTTCCTACTAATGTAGCAGCTCCAGATGTTCCTGTTGTAGTAAGTGTTAATCCTGTATCAGCAACAGTTAATGTAGCCCAGTTTGCTTTACCATCTGTAGTCATATTCTTTAAGAATCTTCCCACTACATTTTCTGAACCATCCATTAACTGTACTGAATAGTTATCTGCACCACCAGTAGCAGAAACAATAGCACCAATTGCTGTAGTACCTAAACCACCACCTTGACCTCTAAAGTATCCACCATATGCATCACCTAATGCATTGTTAGCTATTGAGTAAAGACCATATGCAGGATATGCATAACCACCACCTGCGGTATTATAAAAATAACCTGCAAACTGTTCAAATAATGAAGTAGTTACTTTAAATCTTGATGCTGAATCAATACTTGAACCGATTGCAATGTTGCTACCATCATCTAAAATACTACCTTGTTTGATAATTTTTCCTGTTGTACCATCAAAAACAGCATTCATGTTATTTACAGAACTTGCAGGACCTGTTACTGCACCAGCAATATTTTTCTGAATAACATTCCAGTTTGTACCTACTGTTGCTTGATTTCCTGAAGGACTACCATCTGTATTACAGATAACCATATCACCTACTTCAACATCAATACCTGAAGCACCACCTATTTTACCAGCTATACTTACAATGTACATCCAACCAGCGTCTGCTGCAGGATAGTTAGGATTTGTAGAACAATCTATAACTCCTTTATAAACTAATGCGTTAGCATTACCTAATAAATTATCAGCATATACTTTAACAGCATTTTGTGTTGGATATAAAACATCAGAAGTTCCTAATGCTGTATTACTAGATTTATTTGATGCACTTTCAGGTATATAACCTAACCATCCTGATATACTTTTATTAACCCATAATGAACCATTATAACCTAATATATCATTAGCAATAGGTGGTGTTGTTATTAAATCTACATCATGTATTTCTTTTAATTCAAACCCGTTTTGTACATGAACAAAAATTTCACCGTTACTTGAATTTACTCTAGTAACAACACCAATATAAACTAAATGTGCAGGTGCATATGGTTTATTTATCAAACCATATAGCAAGTTACCATTAGTACCCAACCATACAGGATCACCTACAGTAGCCATACTTGTATCTAGACCGCTCAACTTACCTTCAGTAACTACTTGTGTCTGAAAGTTTAAAGCACCACCTTGAACAATTAAACCTAATGTTTTACTTGATGTAGCTTCGCTTGTATTATCAGCTTTTTTAACTATAACATTTGTACCATCTGCTGAAAATACATACACTGCTTGACCAGTTGCAACAGATTCACCTAATTTAACATCTTCTCGAATTACAGATGCAATACCTGAACCTGCTGAATAATCAGGAATGTTTAAAATGTTTGCACCAAATGTTGCAGGACCTGTAGAACCAACAGTAGTTAAAGTTATAGCACCTTGTTTACTGTTAAATGTAGCCCAATCAGTTGTAGATAAATAACCATCAGATATAGCACTTGCTTGAGAAATTGATAAAGTTCTATTAGTACTTAAATCACCACCACCTGATAAAGGTGCTGTAGTTGATATTGATCTTGTTGAATCTACTTTGTTATTAAAAGTAGTCCAGTCAGCGGCTGTTAAATAACCATCTGCAGAAGTTGATGCAGCTCCTAACTTAGTTTTAATACTAGTTTGAGTTTCATCTCCAGTGTTAGTACCAGATAAATTTGTTGCGCTTATCGGACCTGTAAATGTATCTCCTGCTTTATTAGCTGGTGTATAACCTAATGCGTTTTGTTTGTTGTTAAATGTGGTCCAATCTGTTGAAGATAATTTACCTGTTTTTGTTGCACTAGCAATAGGTATATTTAATATTATATCTCCGCTAGATGTAACAGGTGAGCTAGATACATTTATATCATTACCGGATACACCAAGAACTAAACCTACTGATGTAACTGTTCCTGATCCACCACCTGTTGCATAGTTAGGAATGTTTAAAGTATTACCTGTTAGTGTTGCAGGACCACTTGTTCCTACAGTAGTTAGTACAATACCGCTTGTTGGTAATTGAGCAATAAAGTCATCAATAGTCATTGCATAACTTTGATACTTATCATCTCTTTCATTAAATCCTACATCTGCACCAATTATAAGCAAATCAGTTTGTGTATTAACAAAAGTTGAATTAATAAATTTTTGTTTTTTTAAATATAACCAGTTTAGGATATCCATGATAAAAAATATTTATAATATAATATATGAAAAATTATTAGCATAAGCAAAAAAACCCTGGATATACTCCAGGGTTAAATATTGATAAGTATTGAAAAACTATTTAGTTACTAGTTCAGGCATAGAGATCTTTACTTCTTCTAAGTTGTGTAGTGTACTTAATGCAACTAATATTTTATTAGTGTCAGCAAGTGAATACACACCCTTTAATGTAGCAACATTTAGTGCTTGTTCAATTACTTGTACAGATTCAAGTGGAGTCATGTTTAAATTATTTAAGTTTACAACGTAAATATATATAATTTAAACTTAAAATCATCATGCTAACAAAATTTTCTGTGCCACACCATTGATTATAACATTCCAAACTTTTGTTGAAGTATTAGTTTCAGTTGCAACTAAACCTGCATTTCTAGCTGCTGTACCTACTACAAATTGATTGTTAGCTGTAGCAGCTGCCTCAGCACCTAATACCACACAACTTGAGAAGTTTGAATTTGTTGCATTATTACCCACTATAGTATTATAATCACCTGAAGTACTACCTGTCATTGCAGAAGCACCTAAAGCAGTGTTGTTAGTACCAGATGAAATACCAGATGCAGCATCCGCACCTACAGCAGTATTATATACACCAGATACATTAGCTCTTAATGCTTGTGAACCAAGTGCAGCGTTACCTGAACTTACTGTTAATTGTAATGCATAAGTACCAACAGCAGTGTTGTTATCACCTATAATATTTGAATCTAATGCGTTAGAACCAATAGCTGTATTATTAGTACCTGATGTATTTTTAAATAAAGAAGCATAACCAACTGCTGTATTTAAATTACCACTAGTATTTGCAGCAAGTGCTAGTTGACCAAATGTAGTGTTACCAGTCATATTACCTGAACCATTGTTCCATAATGTTTTATTAGTATCATTATATTCAATATAACTTGGTAATGATGTAGGAACTAATGCAAGAAAATCAGTAACTGTGATTGCTCCAGCTAAATAACCGTCATCTCTTTTTGGGTCTCTAAGTCCAAGAGGTAATAAGGTATGAGCAGCATCTACCGTGTTAACTGTTCTACCATTTTTTGTCCATGATATAAAATTTAAAATATCCATGATATATATTTGTTTTAAAAGTTTAATAATATTTTACATAATAATATACAAAAAATTATGAAATAAAAAAAGCCTTGATGTAAAATTCAAGGCTTTAATTTAGTTTAATTTTAAAATCAATGGATAAGTCCACCAATAAAGGAAAGAATACACATTAAAATTACTATAGCTTTTGCTATTATTTTATTCTGATCATCTTCTTGCCATGTGTTGTAGATATAGATTGGTTTTCTATAGTCTTCATGAATAAAGAATAATACATAAACAGCAGCAACAATAATAAAGAAAATAACGTGAGTCATCATATCTGATCAATTCTTCTTTGCAAATATACTAAAGCTTTTTGTAAATCCTCTTTCTTTTTAGCAGGATCTTTTTTACCAGCTCTAGCAACATACTTAATCACATTACCTAAGTAGAAATCTTTATCAAGTTCCCAAGCTTCTAATACTTTAAAGACTTCATGTGGATTATCTTTACCTCCATAATGCTGTGGTCTTAACACTGCATCTCCTGTTGTAGGAGATTTTATTTCTGTCCA